AATCGCCGCTGACGGCCACCTTGCCGCCCTTGGTGATGTGCGACGCCAGTGCCTCGCCACGCTTGCCCCACAGCGAACAGTCAAACCAGATCGTGGATTTCTCGCGGCCCTCGCGGTGATCAACGGCGACAGACCAACTCGTGACGGTCGTGTCGCCTGCGTTACGGGTTTCGGCGTCTCGGCCAACCGTTCCGGCGATGCTGATGTTTTTCATTTCTGGCCCTCCAATGCAGCCAAATACAGATCCATGATGGCGTCCTGCTCCGCCGCCTCGTCTGCCGCCAGCTTCCGGCGGGCCAGGATCTTGCGGATGATTTTTGTGTCGAACCCGGCAGATTTGGCATCGGCGAGAATGTCGTTGAACTCCTGCAAGATCGTGGCCCGCTCCGACGCGAGACCCTCCAAATGTTCGATGAACTGGCGCAGATGCTCGCCTGTGATTTGGTCAGTCATTCGATCCTCCATACACGGATGCCGCCGTCAATTTTGCGTCGGGTGAACTTGCGCGGCGGGGTCTGGCCCCTCCCCCAGTTGGATGCCGCAACTGACTGCCTGCGGCCCTCCTCTCCAAGAGCGAATACACTATCCCCAACTTCCATGTCGGAGAATTTTGACCGAAAGACCCGTCCGCCCTTAGCTTCTGGAATTGTGATGTTTTTTTCGATGATCAGTTTGGTCATTTCGCTCTCTCCGTTGTGATGATGATGTTTTTCATTGATGGCCCTTTTGCTTTTTGCCCATGTGGATGTCGCTCCAGTCGAACCCCTGGATTTCCGGGATATGGACCGTGACGTGAATGCCCTTGAGGTGCAGGCGATTTGCCAGCGCGAACGCGGCTTTCTGCCCCGCGAAGTTTTTGTCGTTATCTGCAAATACCGCGACTTCCTCGCATCCCTCCGGGGGCTGCCACTTCATGAGGATTGACGTGTTGATCGCCGACCAGACTGGCAGACCATAGATGGCGGATGCACTCATGGCGGTTTCGATGCCCTCAGCGATGCCAATCGGGCCTGTCGTTTCCTCGCACAGGCGCACACAGGCGCCGACAGGCAACTCACCCGGCATCATCTTGCGGGGTTCTTGCATCTCGGCCTTTGCCATCCCATCGGCGCGCAGGAACGTGCGGTGCAGAGAAACAGGCTTTCCCGCCATGTCGACTACGGTAGCGACCATGCACGGGCGCACCCCGCCCTGACCATCTTTCAGGGCTGGGCCAAACCGCAGCGCCTTGGGGTATATCAGCTCCCCCAGGTTGCGAGATGTCAGATATTTGTCAGCCAGATCCCCCGGAACAACCTGCTGCGTCCCGGCATAGACTGACCGCAGAGCGTGGCGGCGCTCATCGTCCGACAGAACCCGCTTTGCCCCATCCTCATCCGGCCTTGTATTTCCGACGATGGCATCAATTCGGCTAGCAACCTGTGCAAATGGCTCGCCGGTAAACTCCATGGCCAGCTTCATGCCGTCTCCCGCCCCGCATGTGCAGATGTAGGTTCCGGCGCCGTCCTTGTTGTCCCATCTGAAATTGTTCTGAGACCGGCAGATCGGGCACGGCCCATGCTTGTCCCTTAGGCACGCCTCCGGCAGGCCCAACGTCATCAAGATGCCACGCCACCGGCCCCTTGCGACGCTCACGGTGCGATCATGGTACATTATGCGACACCCCGCTTCGCTTCCATGCGCTTGGCATAGGCAATCCGCTGTGATTTTTCGTAGTTCATGAACGCCTGAGACGGCATTTCGATTTTGTGATTAAGGCCAATAGGCCATACGCCAAACCGGCCCTTGTACAGTCCTTTTGCGAGCTTTCCGCCGCGATTACGCTCTGCGTCCAGCCACAATGCCATGCTCCAGAACTCTTGCTTATCCAGCGCCGTAGCAGTCTTTTTCTTGCCGGTGATTTCAACAAGCTGACCGTCTGCGGCTTCAACGCCAGAGAACGCCTCGCGCTCATGGCCGCAGGCCGGGCATGTCTTGCCAACATGCAAAACCCCGCACTTGCTGCATGGTTTTGGCAGTTTCTCAGTTTGCTCTACTGGCTGCTTTTCCCCGGGCTCTGTCATGTCAAGCCGCTCTTGGTGAATGTCTGTGACCAGCCCCAAGCGGATGCTGTTTCCGGCGTGGTCTAAAATCAGACAGCCCTCAGAGCCGGGGTTGACCCGAAGGCCGCGCCCGATCTTCTGGCAATGCAGAATTCGCGACTTGGTTGGGGCCGCATCAATGATGCATGAGACCGGCAAATCTACGCCCGTCGTCATCGTCCGAACGGAACAGATAACCCGCACGTCGCCGTTGCGGAACTGTGCGTTCACGAATTCACGCTCAACAATGTCAACACGAGCGTCAACATAGGCCGATGATACCCCAGCGCGGATGAACTCATGGTGCAGTTGCTCGGCATGGGCGCAGTTGACGCCAAACGCCAGCGTCGGGCGGTTCTCGCCCTTCTCCAACCATGTCTCGACCACCGACCCGATCAGCTTTGCGCTGCCCATGATCTTCGCAAGCCCGTCCTCGGCATAGTCCCCTGCCAGTGTTTTGACATTTGACAGGTCGGGAACATCTGGGGCAAACGCCGAAAACTTGGACAGGAGGCCAACGTCGATCAGGCCGCCGATTGTCACCGGGATGACCAGATCTTGCCAGCGCAGGCCCATGCCCTTAGCCCATGGCGTAGCTGACAGGCCGATGAAAAACACGTCAGGGCGCTCATCCATCAACTTTTCAACAGCCTTAGAGCGAATATGGCACTCGTCTACGATGATCAGTGATGCTTCTGGGATTTCACGACGCGCCAGCGTCTGGACCGATGCGACCTGGATGCGTGCGCCCTTATCCGTGCGGGGATGGTTCGCCTGCATGACGCCAATACCCTGCAATCCCTCAGCCTCGAACGCATCTACCGTCTGGTTGATCAGGCTGATTGCTGGCGCCGTGAAGATAACGCGGCTTCTCTTGGCCAAAGCTCTTTCGATAATCTTCGCTGCCGTCAGGGTGTTGTGGGTGACCGTGAAATCCCCGAGAAGAAACAGCCTGTCACCCGTCACCTCGAACCCGTAATAGTCCCCTTCGCCAATGTCAGTCAGCGTGAAGCCTGTAACCAAGTGGTCCTTGATCTGCTTCCGTGGCGAAATTTTCAAGCGCCGGCACGGGATGCGCGAACAGTCACCGCTGACTGAAACCCGCCAGTACGTCCCGGAAAATCCTGTCTTGGCGATGCCCTTGGTGCACTCCTTGACATAGGCCGCGAGGCCGACCGACCGGCACATGAAAGCCACATCATCTGCGAGAACCATGTCCTTGCTGATGAAATCAACCCCTCCATGGTTCCCATGTCCGTCCGTGTCGAAAATTCCTGCCAACAGGCTCAACCTGTCCGAGACTGAAGCCGTCTTATAACGCTGAGGGATGTGCTTGTTGCCAAGAACATCAAGATCCCTAAGCAGATCAAGGATCGGGTTTGCCCGCCCGCGCGCAGTTGATGCGTGATAGGTTGGGCATCCAGTCGAGCCGTATGAAACCCTGATGCTGCACCCAACAGACTCGGAGTATTCAGACCACGCATCGGAAACCGCGCCGTGTGGTTTTGACACGTCAGGCCGCATGGACGTTCCATCGCCCAACCAAACCCCGAGAGCGTATGCAGGCATCGCAAGGGCTTCCCCGCCCTCGAAATGCACCGCAGTTGGCCGCCACTGCTTTGAAATGTGCCGCGCCGTGACGCTACTCTTGTGCAGGTCATCTGCCCGTATTGTGATAACCTGGCCCTTCTCCCCGCGTGCGACCTGCCCGTCGGCGAAGTACGTATTGCTTCCCGCGCCTGTGACCTTGACGGACAGCAGATGCGATGCGTTGCAGGTCCACGTGTCGCCCTTGACCGGCGTGACACGAAACATCCTCTCGCGGCCCCTTGCCAATGACAAAACGCTCACCGGCTCTCCGGTGGGTGACGCCAGCCTGTCTCCAACCTCCACGGCCTCAACTGGCTTGATGCTGCCGTCCGCCATGACGACAGGCGTTCCAAAACCCAAGCACTTTCCCGCTCCTGTCGGCATCTGACACACAACGCGCTTAGTGCCCTTCCCAAATGATTGACGGATCATGTCGATAGCCTCGACTTGATGAGGCCGCAGGGTTTTCGGAGCGAACTGGTGAAACATATCGATCATGCTCTGCCCCCCGTTATGAGGCGAAGCTTGGGATTTTCCCTTTCCAAGATTTGACCCTGGCGGGTCAGCCAGTCCTCCCAAGAACCAAATTCTTGGAAGGGGCCTTCTTCATCGTCGTGCACGATACCGTTCGGATATTCGACGTGTTTGATATTTGGTTTCGTGCCTTCACACGTCAACTTAAGACCGTGTGCAATTGCTGCATGGGTCAAGCGTGCAATTTCCGGTTCCTGAACCGTGCAATTTTCAGTTGGAACGCGCACCAATTCCCCGGGCGCCGCCTCTGGCAAAACGCACCCGCAGAACTCCATCAGGGCGATCAAATCCATGGTGTATCTTGTGGCGTTATTGCCGCCCTTTGCATATGCGACCGCCTTGATCACGTCAGCCCTACGCAGCTTTGCCATCACCGAAGCGACTGTGCGAACGCTGGCACCTGACTTCTTCGCTACTCTCTCTCGGCCTGGGCGGATCACCTTTGTAGGCCCATTGCGATGGTGCAGCCACAGGTTCAGCAGAACTATGGTCACGTCGCGCTCGCATCTGGTCATTGCCGACTTGCGAACCCCAGCGCGGACAATGTGCCTGAGGAAATACTCATCACCGTCCTTGAATTTCTTCATTCTGCCGCCTCATCAGCGGCGCGTTTGGCCTCGGCTGCGGCAATAAGTTTGCGCGCCAGATCACCAATATGTTGAAATTCCCAGGCTGTGGCGGTATGTCTGTCGTGCGACATGGAGCGCTCCTTTTCAGTGCTCGATTGTTTAGTGCCGGGGTTGACGCTTCCAACGTCCCTCGGCACGCCTAAATTACCCTGTTTTTTGTGGCGCTTCAAGGCATTCCCGCTCATTCCTGACCATCCATCAGCATGGTGATGACAACGTGGGTCATGCGCGTAGCGGTGTTGATCAGGCGGTGAAACGTCAGGACACTCAGGAACGTTTTCACCTCGTCGATCGGCCAGCGAAACTCGTCGGACAGATCCGTGATCGACGCGACCACCTGCCCCATGGGTGACGGCACCTCTACCGGCCCGCCGTCGCCATCAACCTCGACAACCTCGCTCCGACTGGCACGGTCGCAGATCCACAGATACGCCTCGCGCTCGGTGAAGCGCTCATCTGCGAACCAGTCGCACTCCCACAGGTTTGGCGGGATGATGGCACAGGTTACGAGGTCGGCGTCAGTCATTCCGCCCACCTCCGCAGGCAATCGGCAACGTCCTCGACGGTGCGCACCACCTCGGCATGGCCTCCCCAGCGGGCGAAAAACGCCTCCTGTGGCCCCGTCAGCCCACCCTTGGCTGTCTTTACCTCGACAAAATAGGTTCGGCCTCTGTGGCCCACTGCGAGGTCTACAGGGGCATCCATCCGTTCTACGGTGCACCCCTGCGCCAGGAACGCGGCCACAATGTCCGGTTCGTTCGCGTCGCGTCGGTTTTTGAATTGGTTTCTGAACCCCATCAGCGACGACTCCCCGTCAGTTCCCGGCGCCGCAGGTTCAGTGCGGCCATCTCGTCCGCCTCAATCCCGCGCGCCTTCGCAGCGGCCTCGTAGGCATCGAGTTCGTCTATGCATCCGATGGTGCGGATTTTCGCGATCTGGCGTGAGACTGGTGTCATGCTGCTGCGAACAGATCGCCAGCCGACTTCTCGGCATCGTGCAGATTGAGATTTGCCTGTGCCGCATATTCCGGCTTTAGCTCAAACCCGATATAGCGGCGCATCATTTTCAGCGCTTGGTATCCGGTGGACCCAATGCCGTTGAAAGGGTCCATCACCACGTCGCCGGGCTTGCTGTAGAGGCGGAGACAATTCTCGATGGTGTCCAGTTGCAGTGGGCAGACATGGCGCTCGTCAGCCTCTCCACGCGCCTTGCGGTAGCCGTTCAGGACGTTGCCTTGATTGATGTTCATCCATACGGGGCTCGCCAACTTTTGCCACTCGTAAACGTCGAATTCGACGTGGAGCAAAAGCTCCTTGAGAACCGCGTCATCGGGAGCGGATCTGCAAAGTCCCTCGCGGCGCATGTGGTCGAGCCATTTTCGCGCGATTTTCACGGCATCAGCAGACCCCGGCGCGACATGCTCAATCCGATCCGGGTTGTCGCCGTCCTTGCGGAAAAAAAGCATGTAGTCAGGCATCCCGACGCGGTTCATGGCGCTGTCCTTGCGGATCTGCTTATAGAGTAGGCCAAGCGCCTTCGTGCGCTGCATCTCCACGACCGGATCTTTCCATATTGTCGTGCGCCCGTGGTAGATCATGCCAGCATCTGTATGGGCCTTGATCAGATCGCCGGAAAAATCTTGCAGTCCGATTGCCCCGTCACGCCCCTTGCGCATCGGCAGATCCGTGCAATGGACACATGCGATGCGGCCAGGCTTCATCACGCGGGTTAGCGCCTCGGCAAAGAATTTGTACTGATTGATGAATGCTTGGCCGGTCCCGGCATTGCCAAGGTCACGCTCGCTGTCGCTGTAAACGAACAAATCCCCAAAAGGCGGGCTGAAAATAGCGCAATCGACGCTGCTTTCTGGCATAGCATACATGCCCTCGATGCAATCGCTGTTGTGCAGCGCCCATCCGCTACCCTGATATTCCGGTTGTTTCATTTCGCCACCTCTGATTTGAGCCATTCCGGGAAGGCCAGATTAAGCGGGCGGTCATATTTTACCCGGGCCTCTGATCCATGCTGCGCACGGCGCATGGCCTTCGCCATTTGGCGTTTCATGTCCTCATGCTTTTCAGATTTTCCATGGATCGCGCGCCAGATCGCAGTCTCAGTATCTGCGATGACAACATCATTCCTGACGCGCTCCATCTGACCAAACCGATGCGACCGGCGCACCGCCTGGTAGTGCTGTTCATAGGAAAAGCTGATCGACGCGAAAACCGCGTGGGCGCAGTGCTGCCAATTCACGCCAAATCCTGCCAATTTAGGCTTGGTGACGATCACGCGAAAATCGCCATCAACAAACCCCAGAAGACGACGCTCCTTTTCTTCGGCGGCCATGTCGCCGCGAACCTCGCGCGCGTCTGGAATTGCCTTCACCAAGAATGCGCTTTCCTCGTTCGTCTCACACCAGACAGTCACCGGCCTGTCATGGGTGGCAAGTTTCACTGCCATCTCGCATCGCGCCTTGAGTGTCAGCTTTTTTTCGTTGTGAAAACTGGTGGCGCTGAGCTCCGGTATGCGGAAAAGTAACCCGCCAGTATCGTCCTGACGATCCGCCGCAACCTCATGCATCCGCCGGTCAATGTCGGGCAGGACATATCCGGCATCATTCCCGCCAAGGTCGCTTGGCATGGTCGCGCACCGGCTCCATGATGCCACCCAGGACCAGAAATCATCGACGGCATGGCCCTTCAGTCTCCAGTCCTGAGACGCGGTGGATGTGTCGTTGATGAACCACTTGGATAGCATTTCCTGTTGGCGCATGACGCCAAGGAATTCGGCATGATTGCCAAGCTCCATATGGTCATTTGGAGATGGTGTTGCCGTCGCGGCCAGTTTGAACGGGCAGTCCCTGAATGCGTCCATCAGCATGTTTCTGGTGCGGCCCGCAAACGATTTCAGAATGCTACTTTCGTCCAGAACGATGGCGCCGAATTTAGAAGGGTCCAATTTCGGCAGCCGCTCATAATTTGCCACCATGACGCCGTTGCCGACCTCTTCCGGCTCACGGATCTGGCGTGCGTCGATGCCGAATTTATGGCCCTCTCGGATCATCTGCCCAGCAACAGCCAGCGGCGTCAGGATCAGAGACGGCTTCCCGGTCTCATCCGCACATTGCCGCGCGAATTCCAACTCAATGAATGATTTTCCTAGGCCGGTATCGAGAAACGCCGCCGATTTTCCGCGCCGCAATGCAAATTCCAAAGCGACGTGCTGGTGGGTCTTTGCCATGGGATTGATTTGCTTCGGCTCAAATCCGACAGATCCATCCGGTCTGGTTTTGCGCGCAATGAACTGCCGATATTCTGATATACTCATGCCAGCCCCATCGCAGACAGAGCCTCGGGGCGTGTCAACTTCTTCCGCCTGGACAGCATCCGGTATTCTTCCCGCTGCGCTGGCGTCATCTCCGCCAGGTGCGGAAACCGCATATCCATCCGGCGCTTCATGAACGCGGCGCGGGCCTCGTCCGTCATAGCCGCCCACCGGCGCAGGTTGCTTTCGCGGATCTTTGCGCAGTGCTCTGCTGATCTCGGGGTGCGGGCGAATTTTACCTTGCGCCCGTATTTCCGCTCGGTGCAGGCCCACTGCGTGACTGTGGCGTAGGAATAGCCCGTCTCCGCAGCAGTTTCCCGCGTGGTCAGTCCGCGATGCAAACAGTCTCGGAATTTCTGGTCCCGCGTGATCATTTCTTGTCACCGACTGGATTATTTTCCATGTATTCAATGATTTCCCTGGTGGCCTTCTCCATCCTGGCGATGTGGTTGTCCCACCGCCGGAATAGTCGGGCGTTTCCAGTTGCTCGTGCCATGACTGTGCTAGGCGCCAAACCTGCCTGCTCAGCGTAGGCGATTACTGCGGGGATAAGTTTGTCATATGTCATGCGTCGAACATTATTCGCTCACCTGCCGCCGGTCAATCAAAATAATTGTCATCCGGCACTAAAAACCAATTGACGGGTGACGAATGGCATGGGATAGTCTGAGAAACCAGCCAACGGAGGTCAGGCCATGGAAGCCACGACGCAATATCTCAGGAACAGCCCCAAAGGCGAAGCGCCAATGGCCTTTGTTGAGATCGACTATTTCGAGATTGTCGACGCATCCGGCCATGTCGTCAGTCGCCGCCTGCCCGCCGGGTACCGCGCGGAATGCCTGGGCAACACGGTCCGCCTCATTGCGGAGAGTGCGCTGT